TGGATCATATTCATTGCTTGGAGGTTCATCTACGTCAACGTACTCGACTGCGAATGCTTCAACAGAAGGAGTGTATGGCGATACATAATTAGTAACACTCCCAACAATTGTAATGTTAATTTGTTGTTCTAAAGGGGGTACTGCACTGTCAAAGCTAAGCGGCCTTATGAAAACTGTAGTGCTAACTTCTAAAACCTGTCCTTCAGTAAGTCCGGCATAAGTGCTGTAATTTTGATCAAAGGCCCACCTCCCTGACCTCGGATGAATAACAAAACCTGCCAATTCTGTAGACGTAAAATGAGGAGCTCGGTGGGGATGGTAGTACAATACTCCGTCTTCCTCCTCTAAGTAATTACTGTCTTCAGAAAGCATAGAAACATATCCATACTTCTCAGAACTCCCTTTTCGTGCAAATATATTCTGGATCGGCTGAACGACAGGGACGTTGTCTATTCCTTCTATTTTAAAAGTAACTGTTTTTGTAAATTCGTTTCTGTCTCCGGCTTGTAACGGAAACTCTTTCATCTCAAGGATGTTGTCTCCTAGGATTTCAAAATATTCAGGTAGGTTGAACGAGGCCGGATTAAGGGTGTAACTTTTTTCAATAAAAGGGATAAAAGTGTCGTCAACAGTCAATGCAAATTTAAGGTTTAGGTTATAATAATTAATCCTTAGATCTTCGCCTAACCCTGTCCATGGGGCGTATGTAATCAATACATAATGCAAGTAAAGGTTATTTCTTTCATAGCTAGCAAACTTTGTGTGATCAAGTAAAGGTACATTATCTAAATGTTCATGAAGACGATGTATAGGGACTAAATCGTAAGCAAAATTGTTAGGGCCATTAGTAAGGCCGTAATCTACAGGCCCAGCACCTGATAAAAACTCCCATTCAGGAATATCGTCTGGTATCTGGAATTGTACTACGCTTCCGTTTGGAAGAGTAGCATCATTAGCTGGGTCGATAGGCCGGTTAACTAGAGCAGGCCAGCCATGTACATTTACATTGATACGCTTACCTGGATACACCGCATTTGCTCTTATTATTGAAGCTTGAATTTTTTTTCCAGTCACTAAAGTCGCTATTTCAAACATATATAAAGCAGCGTCTAAAGGTCCATTAATATTGTCTGGATTGATCGCCTTGATCTCTGTGAAATGTACGCCTTCTCCTCCTTTATTATTAATTAAAAAACTTAAGAGACTGGTAGTAAAGATACCTCCTATCCCAGCATACAGTCCGTCGATAGGAAGCCAAAGAGGCGTGTCAATAGAGGCTGAGTCCAACATGCCTTGGATCATTACAAATTTTGTATAATCGTCTCCAGAGAGCCCGGAAGGAATTGCGTCATGATCATTAGGGTGTGGCAGACTCAAAAGATCTACTTCAAAAATTGATATACTTTCTTCCAAAGACCCAAGCATTATCCCAATCAATACGCCTGAACCGAGAGCAAGTGCCGCATATAAATTTAAGAAAAGATTGTATCCATAGCCTTCTGGATTTGTGGCGCTTCCGACTTCACTTTTTACCTCTAATCTTTTTAAGATTTCTGGGTAGACGAGCCAAGTCGCTCCTGACGGTATCTCGCCCACATCTAAGAAAACTGGATGTTTTGTTCTTTTCTTTCTTTTGCTTGCTTTTTCTCTTGGCAGCTTTTTTTCTTCAACGATTTTTATAGGTTCTTTTGGTTTGACGTTTTTATGCATTACATTGAACGATTCATCGACATATACTTTTGTCCCTATCGGAGGTATTGTATTAGTTACAAGGTTTACGATATAGATTTGATCATCGATTTTTACAGTAGCAGAACCTGATTCATTAAAGCCATGCCACTTGGCCATCCCAGGGATGCCTCTTTTCTTGCTGTACTCATCTGCTGACAGCAAGGCTCTTGCTGCTGCTGCAACTGCATCTACTTTTGCTACTAATTGCTTAATAAGAGGAGTGTCCATCTACCTCCATGCCGCTCCTAAGAATTTCTCCCCACTCCTAATATTAATTTTATCTTTCTTACGTTTACTCGCGTATGCGGCACTCTGAACATTATATTTTGTACCTTTGTAAGAGACTGTCGGTTGATTGTTTAGTTCGTAGCCCTCCCACTTTCCTTCAAAGTTTCTTTGTCCAAAAGCACCTCCTCCTACTGAATTTTCGATAGAATTTATCCTTTCGGCTTGGGCAGTTCTTGCTACTAGCTCTAACAAGCTAATCGCATTGTTTGGATTGATAAGAGTCATTGTGTTTTAATGTTGACTTGTAAATTAAATCTGGCGATATTGCCTCCTGATGTAAGCTCTTGAACCCCTCCTAGGCTATGAATAGAAACAACGTTTACTACGTCTAACGGTTGCGCTGCTATCCTTTCAAATACAATAAATGTATCAAATCTCATAGGGATTGAATTCCCATTGTGTATGAACTCAAAATATTTAGAGGTAGTCGTAGCTTTTCCAACTAAAACAGATACGTCATTCTCCGTATAGGTATAGCTCAGCCTGATATAACCTCCCGCGGAAGGAGGGACTTCTTTTGTCGTTAAAGATGCATGATCAGTCGTTGGGCTGAAAGGAGTTCCACTACTTAGAAACAAGCCAGCTTCAAACTGCCTATTATTTACAATCGCTTTGATGTTCTTATCTAGTTCAGTTTCAGAGACTACAGACATCTCAACCCCTGGCGCTGAGTTAGTGTGCCGAGGGCTTCAAACGACTAGGAGGATAAGGATAGTTGTACTCAACTATATTATTGAAATCAACTGTTAAATTTGTCGTGGGATTTGAGATCGATCCGTAATCGCTTGAATACCCAAAGTTCGGGACATTAGCCCCATAGTTCCATCCTTTGAACAATTTCTTTTTAAAAGAAAATTTATATTCGTATGTGTATTCTGTCTTAAACTCATACCTAAAGACATCAGAATTTCTTGGGAAAACCTCATGGGTTGAGGGTAACGAGCTAACAGTAACAGGTGCCAGAGTGTCAGGGTCTACTACTTTTAAAGGTGTATTGATAGTAGCTTCGTATAACCCTAGATCTGGGGTTTCCGGATAGCTTGACTCTCCTGTATCAAAGTTTCCGCCATCGTATGACTGCAATAATGCCGCACTACCTCCGATTACGAAATCACCGCCATCACTTGAGACTCCTCCTAGACTTTCTCCGGAATCAAAATCACCACCATCTACCTCTTCTGTGGGCTCAAGCTGAATAGTTATTGGCAGCCAGTTATACAGCATCGACTGAGTCTCACCTTGAGAATCATACGCAAAGTAGTCAAAATTTAAACGTATAGACACGTCTGATGCATTGGCGTCCCAAACCAGCAGTCCCAAAGCGATATCCGCTTTGCTTATTTGCGTTGGGATTGCGTTGTTGCGACTATCAAGAATAGTAACGCCATTTAGCTTCAATGTTCCGTAATCTGGAGGCGTATCTACTTCAATGTACACACATCTACTAGGCAGATTTAAATCATTAACAGTAAGTGGAACGAATCCAGTACTGTCAACATCTCGAACATAAGAATAATGATACTTGTCTGGATCGTAGACCAAGTTAGTGGTATAAGTCATGATGTGTAACCAATTAAGTTAAGGGAAACGATCATGTTGTATGGATCGAAGCCCCAGGTGGTGGAAGTTGTGTAATACTTGCCTTGCGTCTTGCCTTTAGATGTAACCGAAACGGGCATTCCAGGAGTCCAGCTAAATAGTTCTGGTCGCATTGTTTCTACGACTCTGACAGCATTCCCCCTAAGACTGTGACGACGAGCCTCATGGCCCATATAGACGCTGCACAGCCTCTCTATAGAAGCAAGCCTTGTACTGGCGGCTTCTCGGTACGTTGATCCTATGACGTTGCAGTCTCCTCTATCCATGAACAACGGATCTCCAAACTGATCAAGAGTCAAGGCTGTCAGGCTTTCTGGGATGAGGGGTAAGAATGGCAGAGGGAAGCTAACTTCCTCCGAGCCTCCTACATTAATTGAAGCAATTTCAGTCTGATTACCACTAACTGTAACACTTAAATTAATCGTATAACTCTCTGTTTCTATGTTACATGGACTCAGTCTTTGTCCAGATCTAAAGCCTTGACTAGGATCCCGGTCATCCAAATCTGCATATCCAGGAATATCATCACCATCAGCATCAGGATCGCTGCTATTTAATATGCCATCCCCATCTAAATCAGAATCTTGGAAGTCAGGAATGCCATCTCCGTCAGTGTCTACGTCAAAGACTAAAGGCCTGGGATCGCTAGTGTTAGGAAGAGCGTCTCCATCAATATTAGGGTCTACAATATCTAAAATACCATCTCCGTCTAAATCATCTTCATCTGCAGTTGATGGATTTGGATCATCTACATTAAGTACTCCGTCTCCATCCATGTCATCATCTTCATAATCAAATAATCCATCTTCGTCAATATCTCCTGCGACAACAAGCGGATCAGGGTCGGCACCATTCAGCAGGCCATCTCCGTCGATATCGGGGTCTTCAAAGTCATACAGGCCGTCCCCATCCGTGTCATAATCAAACACAAGAGGATTTGGGTCTACAGTATCTTCTAGGCCATCTCCGTCATCGTCAGTATCAGTAGCGTCAACTGTTCCGTCATCGTCAGTATCAGTGAATGAATTCTTAGGATTGGGGTCGTTTGCATTGGCAAGCCCATCCGCGTCCATGTCAGGATCGTTCGCATTGCTAGCCCCATCACCATCTATGTCAGAGTCAAGGTCGTTAATGGTGCCATCGCCATCCATGTCGGGGTCGTCAGCATTCAAGAAACCGTCGCCGTCTATATCATCGTCTAATTTGTTTATATATCCATCGCCGTCAGTGTCGATAGTGTCTGCTCTCTGCGGTTGGGGATCTAGCTCATTAGGGATCCCATCACCGTCAATGTCTGGATCTTCGAAATCGGCTATCTGATCCCCATCAATGTCAGAATCAGCTACCTCAGGCCTCGGGTCACTGTCATTAGGAATTCCATCACCGTCAATGTCTGGATCTTCGAAATCATAGAACCCGTCTCCATCTGAATCCAAATCAGGGGTAATAGGATTAGGGTCTTCTTCTTGAGGTGCATTACGAAGACCATCTCGATCAATATCTTGATCAAAGCGTCTTGGGTTTGGATCGTCTTCGTTCAGGATGTTGTCTCCGTCAATATCTGGGTCTAAATCATCAGTTGTTCCATCTTCGTCTAAGTCGTAGAATCTTGGGTCGTAAGGAGCATTGCGAGGAGGCGCCTCAGGGGCAGCGGCATTGTCTGTAGACAATACAATATGAGTAGTATTATTTAATGGATTGTCATAATCAATCTTTGTATTTGTATGTTTGACTGTCCCTACTCCATACTCGTATTCGTCAATACTCTCCTGACGTAAATGTTGCCTTTTGTATGTACTTAAGCCGGAAACGGAATTATTCGCAAAGCGATTTCTATGCATTATCAACCCTTTGACTACATCAGGGCCTCTATATGCACCCTCGGATGTAAATATAATTTCTTTTATAGCATCAGTGAGTGGCTTGCCTGTTCCTCCATGTATATAATTTTTTTGTTCTTTCCTGATGACTTCACCCCCCTCTGCTCCGAAGTACATATCTGTTTTCGTAATATTTGTTAAAACTCTATGGCCTTCCATTTCAGCCAGGAAGGATCTGGCGAAATCATAAAGGCGTCCGCACTGAGCTTTAAGTCTCAATAGATTTATCTGAGCGTCGGCCATCATGCAATCATAGAAATCTCTTGCCGCTAACATTTTCCTTACAGTGTCATTGTCTAAACACTCTACTATTATCCTAAACTTCGAAGGGTCGTTATCATCTCGAAGCTGACCGTATTCATTTATCTGGTCACAAACTTCTTGCATACCATTGATACGTATTTCATACGCTTCATTTACTTGATCTAAAAATGCAGAGATACTTGACTCAGAAGATCTCCAAACGCTCATATTTTCTAATGTTTTCTCGTGACTTAATTGATTTCCAGGGCCTTCATACTCGAATTCTTGGATTTTCTCAACATGATCATCAAAATAATATTCTTCTGTAAACAAAGATCCAGTAGTTTTATAGCCATAGACACTTTCTATTGGAAGTATTTTCTCAATATCATCTAGATTTACTTCTGTAGTACATTCCGAACTACCTCCACCGCCTGCCCTTAAAATTGCCTCAGCCTGTTCACTCCTTATTGTCGGATTGACATAGATTCCACACCTCAGCCCATTGTCTCTTCTATCGACTCCATTATAGACATCAGGATCTTCCCCTACCCCAGGGAGTCCTTCGGCGTTGTCTAGCCTTTCTAGTTCACTAGGGTCAAATTTTCCTTGTCTCATTTGCAAGCATTCAGAGAAAGGTTTTAATCTTAAGGCCTTAGTCTGCATAAACATTTTGTCAGACAAAACGTCATCTTTTATCTCGTCAGGATTCTCATCCTCATCCTCTTCCTCATCGTCTGAGACGCAAATTCCGTCGACACAAGAAAATCCGGTATGACATTGGCTAGACCTTCTGCATTCATCGATTTCGTCTTCTATACAATGACCGTCCACGCAGATAAACCCTTCTTCACAATCATCTCCGTCCACACAGTCATTAGGCGATTTTACGCATTGACCATTCACGCATTTCTCATCTTCAGCGCATTCAATGTCCCCATTCGTACAAAATTTCGGGAGCAAATAGCATTCATTGTCAACACACTGAAAACCTTCACCACAGTCACTTGAGTCTTTGCAATCAACGCTAATGCATTTACCGTTAACGCAAAGGCCACCTCCTCTGCTGCGACAGTCTCTTTCATCTTCGCATTCAATTTCTACACACGTACCGTCGTCACATAGATAACCAGAAGGGCAGTCGTTCGTAGTGCTGCAACTTAATTGCTGACATTTTTTATCAACACAAACAAAATCAGTTGGGCAACTGTTGTCATCTCCACAATACTCGTCTTGGCAAGTCCCGTCGACACAAATGAATCCAGTCGGGCAATCGTCGGTTCCAGAACACGGCATTGCCGTGCAAAGACCATTTAAGCAAGTATATCCCTCAGGGCAATCGTCTGTGTCCCCGCATTCAACTGTTTCACAGAACCCCTCAAGACAAATATCCGCGCCCCTACAGTCCTCCGCACTTACACATTGAGTCGGATCGGTTGCTGTTTCATCCTCGTCGGGGTCTGTCTCTGGATAGCCCGGAGTCTCAATTTCTTCTGTAAGAGAAAGTGTTGTAGGCGGAATAATTACGTCCTCCAAGTCTTCAACTGATAGGCTCGATCTTTCTGTCCATGAAGTAAAAGCAGGGTTCGTTAAAAATACTTCTTCCCATCTCTGAACAGTAAATCTACCATGAGCCATATAAGCAAAACTACCTATCGCCCTTAAGGCGCTATCAAGAGCGTTGAGATCAAAAGTATCTATCTGGCAGACATCTAGAATGCTGTCAATTCCGCTGAGACTTTGTATATAGCCTTTGACCTCGTCGTTGTCATTTGTTCCGAAATCTTTAATTACGGATAATCGGCAGGCAACCTCAATAGTTACTGACTGAGTCGTAAAATTTCTTTTGATATTTACAACATATAAATTGCTACGTGGGTGCTTAGCACAGTGCCCCCCGGCAAAAGATGCACTTATTGTAACAAGATCGCCAAGAGAAAATTTAGATTCTACTATAGGCTCGCCACCAACGGTATAACCAGCTAACTCAAGAGAACCTGTAGTAAAAACAATACCTCCACTAGTAATGTCGGAGTCGGAGACAGTCCCTCCTATTAAATTTTGACTAACATTTTTCCCTCCAATGACTATTTTTGTTTTCTTGTTAGTAGAAACATAAGAAGGCCCTGAGTTGATATTAGTCATTCTTATACCTCAGATAAAGCAGTGGTAATTAAAAAAACTTTTTGATTTGACGGGCCAATCTTTTGAAGGTTAGGGGGAGTCGTAAAAAATCCAAAATATTGTTCAGCACTTCCAGTCAATAAAGTGCTAGCAATATCAATTTTTGCAATTTGTCCTTCACCTCTGGCGATATCCCACTGCCTGAAGACAGAGTCTAAGCTAACCCAGTCGTCATAACTTGCATACGCTGATATAGTAAATATCCTCTTCTGCCTTCTTACCGGGCCTGTTGCAATAGCGGCCCCTTGTGCTGTGTATTCAAAAGAAGCTTCTGACAGATATTGGATAGGATAAGAGTCATCAGCAAAATTGTAAAATCTTACGAAGGTGCTGTCATATTTTAATTCTAAATAGTGACTATTTACCGGAACACTCACAGCCTTCCTCCTCTTCTTGCTTTCATGATATTAATGTCAGTCAGAAGCTTGCTGGCATCCATTACTGGAGATTGACTTTGTATTGTTACATTATTAGTAATTCTCTGGGTATCACCTCCTTTCATCATTGACCCCATTTGCTTAATTAGTGTTCCAGAAGGAACTATTCCAGTAACCCCTTGCGACTCTCTAGCCGGCTTAGCAGACCGTGTCGCTGCAGTGATAGATGCATTAATTTTTTGGTTTTTAATAAGCGTGCTTGTGTCGTTAGCATTTAGGACATATCCAGATTTTGGAGCCCTCCACTTAACGTTTCTAGCAGCAGGGAGAAGCGAAACCTTCCCTGAAGTGTCAACGAACGACTCTCGGCCTCCTCCATCATTAACCTTGTAGGTAGCACCACCAGTAACTGGACCGCCAGTCGCCCTGGAGCCGAAGGGGACGCCTTCCATCGCGGTTTTCAAGCTATTGGTTGCACTAATAGCTTTGCTGATATTTTTTAGAGAGTTCTCAGAATCAGTCCCCATTTTTTGGATGGCTGTACTTGTATTTCCAAACTCTGTATTCAGTTTTTGAACGTTGCCCTGCACATTAGAAAGGCCAGCATTCATTGTGTTGACGGATTCGCCAAGAGCGGCTTTCACCTTTTTCACATCTAATCCAAAGAAGTTTTGGTCAATAGCTTGTCCGTCTGTAGCGAGTTTCTCTGCACCAGTCTGCAATGCCTTGACAGAAGCTTGAACCTCTTTCTTGCTTGCTGCTCCGGCATCTTTAATGTTGTCTAAGCCCTGCTGGCCAATGCTCTCAACGTCACGCAAAGCTTCTATAGTCCCACTGCCCATCTCGTTAAGGGAACTCCGCAGGTCGCCGCCAATGTTTTGAACAAAGTTTTTAATGTCAGTTAAATTACTCTTTGGAACTAAATTAGTTGGCTGAATACCTGCTGCTTTAAGTCTTGTATTTAAAGCTTGTTGGGCTTGTGAAACTTGTAGTTCAGCCGCAAAGTTTTCCACCCTAAACATTTGTGCATTCGCTTTCGAAAGCGTTTCAGTCATTCCTATTACTTTTTGCAGCGCCTGAATCCTGGCTTGATTCTGTACAGTTGCAGGCTCGGCTTTTAGCATTGCTATTTGAGCCTGAGTCTCCAGGCTTATCATCTCCAACTTGTGCTGCTTCTCAGCCTGCTGAACCTGCCTTTTGATTTTATCAATTTCAAATTGCAACTCAAACATATCCTTCTCAAGCCTCAAGGCATCGTCTAAGATGCTTTTATCACCTGTAACCAAAAATTCAATTGTAGCAGCCTTATTTATGGCGGTCTTAAATGTATCAAAAGCAGAAGTGATCCCTGAGGTTAAGTCGTTGAAGCCACCTTTTTGTAGGTCTTTAAGTTTGCTATAGCTCTGGATAAGTGTATCATTTTCTTGCTTAACTTCTTTAATCCTGTCGAGCATAGCTTTGCTCAATTCTTGCTCAGCAGCTTGGGCTTCTTTCGCTGCAGCGACTCGATCGGCGCCTAGTTCCCGAGCTCGGGTTCTCAAAGCAACTACATCTTGGTTGCTTTCAGCCTGACGTTTGAAGTTGAGATCTATCTCCTTTTGGATGGCGTCTAAGTTAGATTTTGCGGCAGCTTCTCTAATAGCTGCATTCCTTACTGCTAATTGCCCTTCGGTTATTAAACCTTGATTAAGTTTTTCTTGTCCTGCTGCTCCTAAGGCGGCTGTTACTGCCTCTAGTTTTTGCTTTCTCGTTTCTAATGCTTTGTTAGAAGCTTCAAGTTTTTCTGTTAGCGTTCCTTCGCCGTCCACTGCTGTGTGAATTATTCCGGTGAAACGTCGGGTGCCGTCCATCGCAATTTCTATTGCTGCTGCCTTCTCTAAGAAGGCATCCTTCTGCCTCTCTAATTGCTGGACTTCTTGTACATTAACGTTGCCTGCTGCTTTCATCTTATCTATCTGCTGCTGCAACGCGCCAGCCTGAGCTTCTAAGCTAGTTTTTACAGCACCCGATCCTTTCCTGAATTTCACAAGATCTTCTGCTGACATCTTTGCAATCTTGCCGTAGTCTAAGAAGCTTTGAGCTCCCTTTTTGTCAAGAAAATCACTAAGCCCTTTTAGCTGCTTTTGGTTTTGTGCCATGGCATCTTCAAAAGCTCGTTCCCTCCCAAATCTTTTTATACCAGAAACTAAAGAACCAATCCCCTGTATTAATTGACGAGCAAAAGGTATTACGCTTATAAACCCATCCTTCAACCTTTCTACAAAGGTAGTAGCCTTTTCTGATTCAATTCCTAGCGACTTGAGAGTGCTCTCAGACTCTTTGATAGGCTTAATTAACGCTCCTATTGATTTCTGATATTCATTAAACGCGAGGGCGCCTGCGGCGGCGGCCAAGCCAACGACAGCAAAGGCACCTAGACCTGCCGCTCCTATTCCAACTATCGCAGCCTTAGCACCGAGTGCCGCAGCTTTTATGCCGGCGCTCTTGGCGGCGAGCAATTTAGCACTGGCGGCTGCTGCCTCATATTTCTTAGCACCAGCATCTCCTGCTACTGGGGCGGCTGCTTTTTTTCTTAGGTCGATAAGACCCTTCAACTTGGAAGGGAAGTCACCTAATAAACCCTTAGATGTCGCTTTACCTAAACTCCTAAAGGATTGAGTCAATCCGTTAAAAAATCCAGAAACATCTCCCTTTATTAATTCAAGAAGCGAACCTTTTAATTGTTTAACTGATATTCTAAACAACTGAAGAGTTTTATTGCCATTCCCTATAGACTCAGCCATCTTGTCATTGACCTTCGTGAAGGCAATACTTGCTAGTCTTAAAGCAACTAGAGGCGCAAGAATCGCCGCGAGCGGTCCAGCTAAATTAGAGAATGCTTGAACTAATGGTCCTAAAGGGGCCAATATAGTCCCTAAAGCTTTAGCTAAACCTATGAACAATTTCCCAAGATTTTTTATTGCTCCAGCAATACTGTTAAAAGCATTTATTAACGCTTGACCCCAAGGACTGTCTACGGCTTCTTGTATAAATTTCGCTACTGCATTTGACAATTCTAGTATTGCACGGATCCCCGGCTCAGCCGCAGCACCAAGAGATTCTAATGTCTTAGTTTGTATGTTTGCGATATTGTTTTGCAGTTGCTGAACAGTAGCAGTACCATTCTCAATCTTCCCTTTTAGTCTCTCAGCGCCATTTTCCATCTTAAGGAAAGCGTCGACAAAGACAGTACTTGTGACTTGGCCGCTTTCAACAAGCTCCCCTAGCTTATCTATGCTGACGCCTAAAGCATCTGCGAACTGAGTCCTGAAGGCACCATCAACTTCAGATATCTGTTGAGTAAGTTCTTCTGCTTGAAGTTTGCCTTTGCTTAGAACCTGAGCAAATGCCTCTTGCAATCGTCCTGATTCTTCTGTAGTCAATCCTAAGACTTGGGTTCTCGCCGTTAAGCCTTCGATGAATTTATTAGTATCGCTAGAACTGGAGCCAATAGCCCTTAGCGCTGGCACAATTCTTTTAAAAGCCTTTTCAACCTGTTCTACTGGAGCCCCTAGGTTGATAGCAGACTGAGCAGCAACATTGAATTTTTGTGCTGTTTCAACGGAAGATAACCCAACATTTTGCAGCGCTAATGAGAAGGCTTCTACTGATTTAGTTCTGTTTACGACTTGGTTTATCGCTCCACCTACTTGTCCAAAGGCAGAACTTATAGCAAGAATACCAGACTGAATAGTTCCGAGTTTTCCTAAAATACTTATAAAACTTGTGGTTTTTCCACTAGCCGCAGCGATTCTTTGGCCGTAGAGTTGCGCTGCTTTAGAAGCCGCAATCTGAGCTTTACTTCCTAGCTTAAGACTGGTAGCAAGCTTTAGTTGCTTGGCTTGCATGAACTGAAGGCTTTGTACGCTCCCCTTCTGTATTCCTTGTGCCCTAAGCAGTGAACGCGCATTGATATCGATCTCATTAGTCAACCCACTGGTTTTTTGCTCTGCCAGTGTCAGCTTGCTTGCCTGAGCTTGCAGTGCTGATCCAATCTCCTGTATATCTTGGACACTATTAGGCATTATGCCCTGTGCTCTTCGATGCTCCTCAGTAAGCTGCTGAACCCTTTCTGCTTGTATTTTATATCCACTAGTTAATGGCCCCAAGGCCCCTAATTCTTGCTTTGCTTGACTAAGCCTTTGTCTTGCAAGTGTCGCTCCTTGCTCTTCAAGTTTTAATTGTCTTTTATTAGATTGCTCTCGCTTGCTTAAAGCAGTACCAAGTTTATTAGTATCCGTTGTTAAATCTCTTATAGCCTTATGCGCTCCGGCTGTCTCAATCTTCGCGAACATATTTATATCGCCGTCAAACTTTCCTATCGTCCCCCCAAACTTTGCAATTAGTTCACCAAGCTCTTCAAAAGTTCCTATAAAGCTTTCTAGTGCCCTTCTGGCTGCCGCAGCATTCTTTGCTTCTACGGAAAAACCAATTTCCCTAAAGTCTGGCACTCTTTCGTCCTTAAAAGCTAAATTAGTCTGCCTACAAAAAAAGAGGCCCCGTAAGGCCCCTTAAATATAAACCCTAGTTATTATCAGGGGTTTGCGTCAATATTCAATTTGTATGGACCATAGCCGGTCAAGGTTGCGCTCCAGGACACAATAGACCCAGCTTCGATGCTTTCACTATACCCTTGAAGCGTTCCATAACCGTAGACTTCCTCGTCCGTGCCTGTAGGGCCACAACGAGCAAATTTGACACGCAAGCTGTTAGCAACAGTATTTTGCTCTGTCAAGCGCAGCACTTGGTAGCCAGAATCGCGGAAGTCAGCTACACCTTCAAGACTGATACTCCAAGACTTGGAAGTAGCAATAGAAGTACTGAAGCCTGCTGTCTCGTCATCATAAGTGATGACATCTTCTGACGATGTATCAGTTTCAAGAGCAGCATTGGTCAGCCCATAAAGGCGGAAAGGACCATCGGTCCCGTCCATAGCGTAGGTAACTCCTTCTATAGTGAAAACACCAGTAGCGGTATTAAAGGCGACTGTTGAGTTTGCTGCTGCAATGTTTCCTGCATCGCCAGCCGAAGAGGAATCAGTTTTTAAAAATGCTGCTGGCTGTGTTAAGCCTTTCGCTGCTGTGACACTAGGAAAAGCGATGTTAACCTGAGATGAGGCCACTGGGAGCATGTAGACATCATACCCAAAGGCTGCTGAATAGTTTGCCACGGATTCAAACCCCGGAATGAATCCGGTCGATACGACAATGTTAGGGATTCACCCCTCTTTAATAGAGTGCCGATCAGGAACACTATTGATTCCCACAGTTATTAAGGTGTAATTGTTAAAGTTTGAGTTACCACACCTTGTGTACTTTTTGCCTCTAAAGTAAAAGTAGTTGGAGTTGAAACTGTTACGGTGGTAGTACCACTGCTCGGCCAGTCATATCGGCCGTCTAGCCGTATCTCTTGAGCGAAGGAAGTCGCCCAGGCCAGGGTGTATTCGTTGGGATTGCTCGTAGCCGTAGAAGAGAATGACTCGATAGCAGGTTCAATTACTGTTATTTGTATCCCGCCAGTCTTTGTAGTGAAATCATTGTTAGCAGTAATAGTATAAGTCGTTGTCTGATTTACAGTTACCGCAGTAGTCCCGGTTGTTGCTATAGCTCCGACGCCTTGATCCATGGTTGCGACTGTCGTTTCGGTTAATGTCCATGTCAGGTCAACGCTACTACCTGGAGCAACATTTAATAGACTTGCATTTAATGTAATAGCAGGCTCGGGGCCGTAAACCGCCATACCTGCTGAAGTTAAAGGTTGATCTGCTGGGATGAGGACAAGTGTCTGAGCCCGAGCTCTGGCTCCTTCGCTGGTTTTTACAGTTTGTATAGAAGTTGAACCTTTGAATAATTCCATAATTCTATGTGCCGCATTATTTAGATCTTTTCCTGTCGCCGGATCCCAGCAAATTAAAAATACCTTCCAAGTATTTACGAGTACTTCTGGGTCATCGGTAATAAACTCGACTGGCCTCCTGACATCGGAAACATCGTGTATCACACATTCTACGCCATTAATATCTGAGATTCTAGGAATATCCTGACCTGGAGTGTTGACACTTATCGCATTTAAAGTTTGACCACCGTTTAGCTTATAGTTTCCAACATATCCAGAGAACTCAGCATCAGAGTCTAAGATTCTATAAATTAATCCCGGAGAATCTGCGAAAACCTGGGACATTTTTCTACGTTATCATTGCGTTCTAGTGTGCCATATAAGGAACAATAAAGGCAGATGCGGAAATGCTTATGACGTTCGATCGAGTCATCGTTTCTTTGTTTCCGCAACAATGATAACGAGCCTCTTAATTTGGCCAAGAGATATGGCTAAAGATTACCTTTACAACCTAGAGGCTATGAATTCAAAAGATGCTAAAAGGCTTTGGAGAAAAGCGATTAGAGAGGCCTGGAACAACCAATGCGCTTACTGTGGAGCAACTCCAATAGATTCAAAAAGTTTAACTCTTGACCATGTTAAGCCCAAATGTAAAGGAGGCGAGGATGTAACCAAAAATTGTATTCCAGCATGTCGGAGTTGCAATGCAAACAAAGGCAGCGAAAACTGGATTGCATGGTTCAGAATGCAACCATTTTACTCAATGGAGACAGAGATTCTGATCAAAGAGTGGCTTCGTACTGGAAGAATTGGCTCTTACCATTACGAAACTTTTTACGAAAGAGTTAGCTAATGACGTAACTAATAACGTCTTCTTCTGCAAAAGCTTTGCCATTTGCCTTCGGCAGTTGCATGTAAACCTCAAGACCGCAAGGAGATTTCATCTTTCTCCTTGCCCCACTAGCTGATTCTAGTCCGATAAACATCGACTTGATACTGTTCTCATGATTTTCCCTGGGGGCTAATAATATTGCGTCTTCGCAGATAAAGGCCAATAAGCTCGGAGCGTTTCCTTCTGAGGATTCTTTTAAAGCCTTGTATACAAACAATGCCCATGAAGGGAATAGTTCCAATTCGACAAGAGCCATAGCAGCCGATCCATAAGACTGTGCTGGGCCGTCTTTGAAATCTTTTGGCTGAAACAGAAAAAAGTCCTCAATAGTGTAAGGTTCTCTTCTCTTCTTTGCGTCTCTGTTCAAATTGGCTGTCAAGGACGTTAACAGCGCTACAGGTGCTTCATTGTTATGATATCGCAGTTGCTCTTTCTTCTTAAGATTCTGAAAGGCATCAACAACGTAAAGATAAGGCAAGCTCCAAAAATTAGAATAAGAAAACTCACTATCACCGGGGTAACCGGATTTTAGCTCCCAGAATAAATACTCAAAATCTACAGTCTCTTGATGTTCTCCTCTCTTTACTTTCCCACAATGTCAGCGACATCTTCTCCTCCGTCAGGATTCTGCTCCGAAGACTCAGGCTCGCCCATATATCCACGTTCCTCTTCATTGTAAAAAGCGGCCAGGGCGTCAATCATCTCTGGATGCTGGTCCATGGTGTCGTCAATGCCCCACTCTGGATCGATTCTGCTGACAAGCAGGATGTTGGCACAAGCCAGATTTCGCTTGCTCGCTGTTTCAATCAAGGCCGCCATAATTGACCCGAGCTCTTCCGGATATTCTTCTTTAATTTTCATCGCGAATTTATTGTCGCTAATCCCTTGCACCGCTTCCATGATTGCAGTGTAACACTCTTCTACTGTCTTTTTTGTTTTGCTCGACAGTTTAGTGGCTAAAGCTACAGTCGTAGCGACTGTTTCGGCGCTTTGAGAGACCTGATCTACGAAAGCTTTTTCAGAAACATTCAAGAAACCTCTTCTTTCGATCTCGATAATCCCGATAGATTCGTTTCCGATTTTTTCAATAAAAGACTTAACTTTTGGTTTGACAATAAAAGGTAAAGTTCGCATATGCTTGACAAAAGCACGCTAGTGTTCCAGAAACTTACAGTTCAATCTTTTTATTCAATAACTCCATAGCTCGACGTTGCACTAACTCGTAAAAAGGGAATTGTTGAATACCATGCCCCCCATAAATGACTGCATCAATCCATGGCCGAGGAGGAATGTATATTGATACCTTCGGGTTATATCCAGACTTAATATATCCGCCATACTGGACTAAGTCAGCGTACGGTTCATTGTATTGAATCACAATAGACTTCTTTCCACTGTTCCAAGAAACGTCTTTAGAGTCCCTGAGAGCGCCCGTATCGACAATGTCCCGAGTTGAGCCATCCCAAGGCCAAATAGACGATTCCATAGCCTCGTCAAGGGCCTCAGACAACAAAGGAATAATTTCTTCAGCAGCCTGGTCTACACATTCTTCAAAGATTTCCTCCATCCCTTCTATAGTTTTAACTAAGTCACGAAATTCATTCAGCACTTTGTTAAGGCCTATCCCTTTAATATCTGGCGCAGGGCTTGGTATCTTGAATTTTTCTTTCCTCTCAAGTCTTTTCATTTCTCGCTGCAATTGTTCTAAATTTTTAATAACTTTACGTATTGATTTATTTGCCATGTCACTTAATTAAGTATTTCTGCAGCAGTTAGTTGTAATTGTAGTCCGATACTTGGATAGATAATTTTGTCTATACCTTCTCCCCCAAAGACTCCAGTACACCTTTGAATAGTTGCTCTCATCTCCTCGGCTCCAAAGAAAAGATCAACTTCCTTCATTGGCTGAAAATAGCTTTGATTTGTACTTATGTCGGTCATACTGGACTGCACTAAATCCATCGAAGTCCAGTCATCATCTGCTGCTATAGCCACATACTGCAGTGCATATCCTCTGTAGTAAAACTCATCGGCACTCGCGCCTGGAAGCATTTCCCCAAACAGTTCAGAGGCTAATGGGATCTTTCTTGATCCAGAGGTCACCCCAGAATATTGAGTTCTTTTTAAATAACAAACAACTAAATAGTAGCTCGTATCATTAACAGTCAATCGACCGTTTGCGTCTCTTACTACTACATCGGTTATATTTACCCTGACTCGGGAATTGGCATATGCTAATAGAGGACTGGCCATGATCACACGATGCCTAGTCTATTTTTCCAAATTTTAAATAGGTTTACCACTCAATAGACCTCTTGACGCTCCTTCCTCCGGAAAATCTCGAGGTCTCTCTTCAATGCTTTCTTTTCCTCCCGATACTCTCTCATGAGCCTGAAACGAGGCCCGTTTGTATCTGTTTTTGAAGATGTCAGGCAACCAGTGTGTTTCTACCCAATTAATTTTTGGATTTAGTTTAATATGATGCTCAACAGAATGAGACATGGCTCCCATCTGAATATAACTATCATGAGAAACGCATGTTGTTTCTCCAGTCCTAAAAAGATACAAAGTCTTCTTTTTCTGGTCCTCTGCGCTCATGCTGGCACCATTGAATTAGTCTTCCAAAAGTCTAACGGAGGAAAAAACCAGGCCCAAAAGGGCCTGTTTAGTGGTTTAATCGTATTGAGCCCGAGCAATTTGTTTCAGGACTTGGATTTCTTTTTCCTGCTGCTTCAACTTCTTGCGAATGAGGAGAAGTTCGTTATAGTTTGATCTAGTTTGGTACTGTGTACCACGATAAGTCAGTGTAGACATGAGAAAGCTCCGCTAGAAGTGAATTTTACACCAAAAGCGCGTTCCTTCAGTCAACGGTTGCGTTCCTGTCACATTTCGAATGCTTGATCAATTCACTTACTAATTCGGCTTTGGTGCTATTTGACAAAGATTCGTTAAGCAGAACCCTGTCTATGACATCTTTAGCGTCTGAGCAAGAGACGATAGAGGCAATTAAAAATTCCAACATGGAATGAACGGACCCGTTCCGCGTTGTCTTACTTCCGCCTCTTTCGAGGTGAACGTACTTTATTCTACCATTGACGATTGGTTTTATTTTTGTAGTGGAGTTTCATAAGCCTTTCGAACTCATAATGTTCCTCGTAAAGCCCCGTGACAATTGTATACAGGTCTTCAATGTTTATAAGACCGTCAGAAGTGTCCGCAAGAGCCTCTGCTGCCGCTGCAATGGTCATGGCTTGCATCTGGACTAATGAGAGTTTTTGATCGACTGAGACGCTTCTGAGCTCTTTAGAGTAAGCCTCGTCAAATCTATCGTAAATGTTAATTGTCATCTTATGTACGCCCTTAAAACTCTGAATGGTCAAATCCTTTGCCCTTTGTTGAAATGCAATAACCTTGTAGCACCCCTTCAAGAAAATGCAACCGGGCAATAGGTGAATTTTCCCATCCCCCTACATAAGAATCAGGATAAATCTCTATGAAGTCAGTTTTAGGGTAGAATCGAACTCTCCCATGATTACCGTTTGGCTGCCACCGATACTGATTGCCTCGATAGATGCTTGCCTTAGCCCCTTTATCGTAACGAGGATCCTCTGGACCTATCTCTATAAAATCAGAGGTGTGACTATAGTCAATGACATAAAGAATGCCATTTGGAGCCAGCCAGAACTGTGACAAAGTTCCGCCTATCTCTGATTCCATGCTTTTAGTTTGACACTGAATACTTGTGAATTCTTCTAGCTCACAAGAAGAATAGAACAGATCGAATAAGCCCACTAAATAATTAGACGCTATTTCAGTGTATCTACTAATGCGATCGGACAAAAAAAAGGAGGCTCCCCACGGACCTCCTGAAACCATATTAGGTATAAACTCTTAACTGTCAAGCTCCTAGCCGAAGTTCTAATATTCTCCTTAGATTTCTAGTGATGCTCAGAGCCCCTACGTGCTCTTCTACGACAACATCATCATGATTAGTGACAGTTAAGACAGGAGTTGCTATAATCCCATACTTTGTTCCGATCTGAATCTCTTCTTCTGTCGCTACGCCTTCCTCGAGATTGACTTTTACTATTCTGTCGACTCTAGTGTCTCCAGTTTTTTCAATAAATTCGTCAACGACTTGACAAGGGCCACAAGCCGATTTGTGAAAGAGGTAAAGCACGAAAATTTTTGAAACTATGCATATTTTACCTCAAGAAAAAGACCCTTTCTTCAAAAGAAAGAGTCTTAATTTTTATTTCTTTGTGCCTTTCTTCCCTCCTTTCTTGGGTGGACGACCTTTTTTGGTGCCGTATGTTCCAGGTCCGTATGGCATTAGAATACTCCAGGGATGATTTGACCAGTCATGGCGTAAGCACCAATAGCTGCAATTACACCTAGCATTGAAATTCGACCATTAACTCTCTCTGCTAACTCAAAATGATCTTGTTGTTCCATAAGACTGTATAATGCACACTATATTTCCAATAAAAAACCCACCGAAGTGGGTCCATCCCGAACATACTAGATTGCCAAAAGGCGTATTATCCGCCCTTCAAACACTGCTGACGACAAAAGATTAGTCTTGACTGTCAATCTTCCAGCAAATTATTGATACTGGCATAACTGAAATCCAGGCCATTATGATTAATGGGTTTAAATAACCCCAGCTACTTATATTTTCTAGGATCATACCAAGACTATAGCTAGCTACAAAGAATACTAAGCAATATAGTACCCTCCAATAGGTCTTATTCATCCCAAAAACAGTCAAAAAATAGATCAAACAGCTTTTTCGCATCATCTGACTGCTTTGACCTATACTTCCCCTCCTCTATGGCGTTCATAATGAAAAAAATGACTTATTTCTGAACCAAGATATTGACAAAAACTCCTATCAGCTTTATACTCTCATTTTCCCGCAGCTACCATGAAGACACCATACACCTGGAATCAAGTTAGCGATTCCCCTTGCGTTGAATCCTATTTTGCTGTCGAAGAAAGAAATGCTGTTGTCGTTATCCTCAAAGAGCCCTTCGTTCTCTCCCACAATTATCGAAATAAATTGATCTGCCACTGGACTTCACCTCTTTACAGGATATCTTACGAAACTTCACTCCTGATGTGCTGTAAAACCAATCAATACATTGGTACAACACCTTTTCATATGCAGGAAGCGCTTAACTCCCTCCAGTCTCAGTGGCACTTGATCCAACCTTTAAACCTTTCGGCAACTCCCGCATGACTCAATCTCACCATTCAAATACTTCGCATAGCTAGCATTCATCTTCTGCCAACTTTCACACCCTGTACACCATATATCGCACATATCAACACTATGTACGTACTGAATTAAATTATTCATCTCAGGATCGGCCTCAGGATGCTCCATACCCATGGTCTTAAGATCTATAAGTTACTGACCCTATATTACCAGTACTTGATCCAATAATGTTCGAAAATGCAAATACTTTTTGTAATTCACCCACAATCCTAGCCTTTTCTTTCAATATAGTCGCATATTTTCCGCCATTCTCTTTCTCAAACTCCAATACATCAGCCTTTACTAGCATCTTTCCCGCTTCATCCTCATGCCCAGCCTTCTTTTGATGCAACATCGCAGTGTCATACTCCCCTAATAATACTCGTACTACTGTCACTTGAGTTGATGCAATAGCCCCTAGCTCATTACATCCAATCGTCATCTCATTTAACGTATATCGACTGAATCCTACCCCTAATGCTAATAATATCCTCTCCACATCTCCCCCCACCCATCCTAAACTAAGATCTAAACTCGCCATCGGATTTTACCTTTAGTATCCTATTCTTCCACTAAACTATATTTACATGCTCCACTCCCCTTGCTCCCTCCCTCCTTAGTCCTACCTCTAACTCTCGTCGTCTCAGTAAACTATTACCCCTCCCCTTCCTCTAAACTCCCAGACCTCTCTCATCCTTCTATTATCTCCACTAAACAAATCCTCTCTATTATGTACCATATGCTCGGTCCTGATAAATCTAAAAAACTTCTCCTCAAATCTATTAACCTCCTCTCTCCGAAACAACGTGACCTCCTTAAATCACTCTACTAATTAATAATGCCCTCCTTCGCTCCTCATCCCTTCTCCTCTCATCAACGTAAACATCCACCCCTAGTCCCATCCTCCTGGTTGCCCCCTCATATCCCTAATACCCTCCTCGGTCCCTCCCTCGCCGTAAAAGCTGTTTTGGAAAATTGCTCAGATTTTCAGAGGGGTCTGTCAGGAGCCACAAGCCAGTGAGTCGGGGTGGGGGAGTCACAAACAGAGCAGTGGTGTCCCATGCCTAGTCGCTACCGCTACTGCTAGTGCGGCATAGTCTAATTATATATAATGAACGATTGACATACTCTCTTTGCTTACTCATGATCGTGAGCAACCGTCAGGTATGCCAGTCACTATCGCACTTGCTCCATAGCTATCGACATGCTACGATCTACACATCACCAAGGGAACCATCCCATGAACCACTCACTCCTCCCCTCCTGCCTGTCTGTCGCTGCAGTATTTTCTGCAGTAATTATTTCTGGCTCCTTAATTAATTCTGCCAGCGAGAAGTATGTAGCCTCAAGTAAGCTCGACCACCTCGCTACATGGTGTGATGCTGGCCAAGAGAACGCATGCGCAGCACTCTCCAATGCTACAGAAGGACAGTGTGCCTCTCCCTCTGGCCAAGGTGGTTGTCGTTACGACAGCAACACCCACAGCACGACACACTCTATCCGTGGAGCCTTCCGCTAGAGCCCGCCCTTAGCGTGCTCGTGAGCAACCGTCGGGTACGCCGGCCAGTCACTCTCACACTAGTACACCTGTACTTCTCGTCCGTTGACACCACTCTCTGCATCCAATGATATGGTGTAGCATATAGCACACAGAAAAGTAAATTATGGGTTGACAGAACTGCTGCATGGGATCTATTGTGGAGAAGTCCACAAGGGAACTATCCCATGACCAACCTCATCGAATCCATCACCAACAACCCAATCGCTGACTCAATTCATGACTGGCACTATGAGGCCATGGCATGGCTTGAAGATCACGGCGTTCCGGTGATCCTTACAGAGGATCTCTACCACGTTGACAGGGCCTGGTATGGAATCCTCTACGCCAACAAATGCGGCGACCTTAACCCCATTAAGGAACTGGCCAACTGCTTTGACATGTTCGGTGGGCCTCGTGGCACCTGGCATGAGCTAACAGCGGAGATCGAAACTAACAGAGGAGACTACTAAAACTCAGGGGCTTCGGCCCCTTTTTTTTTGTCAACTCTTCTTGTATCGAATGATACAACGTGACAGTGAGAGATGCGAAAATGCTAGCTGGCATGGTTATAATAGTGATCGCGAGCAACCGTCGGGTTCGCCAATCACGCTCACTCGTCACCTTAGCACAGGTCGTCCTAGTTCGTCTACTAGTCCTGAGAACCACTGGCTGGTCAGGCTGTAAGCCTCCTTGGCATCGCGCAGTCCTAACCCGACCTCTTTTTTAAACTGCTTGACTGTATATTCGATCTGGTCCCATGTGATTTCCAGGGATTCCTCTTTCTCGAGAAGTTCTTGATAGGCTTGGAAGATCTCGTCCTTCCTGCTCTTCATTGTGATCATGGGATGAATCCTCTTAGAGTTTGTACGTTGTCAAAGACGTGATCGCGAGCAACCGTCGGGTTCGCCAATCACGAT